GATCTGATAGGTAAGTTCGTTGAAGACAAAGATAAGAAGAATGAGTTGGCGCATGAGATTGCGACAATGGCAGAACGACACGCGCAGGAGCTGGCAAAGGGACAGCTTGCAATTAACGCTGAGGAAGCGAAGTCGAAAAATATTTTTGTAGCTGGATGGAGACCTTTCGTTGGTTGGACTTGTGGACTTGCTCTCTTTGTGCATTTTCTTGCTATTCCTATTGCTGATGTGGTGACGGCGTATCTTGGTCTTACTCCACCTGCTTACCCAGCTTTCGACATGGATACTTTAATGACTGTGTTGCTGGGCATGTTGGGGCTTGGTGGACTCCGTACATATGAAAAACAAAAAGGTTTGACAAAATAATGGAAGCTAACTTTTTTAAAAGCTTAGCCCTTGTGCTGAAACACGAGGGCGGCTTCGTTGACCATCCGGAAGATCCGGGTGGAGCGACCAATAAAGGGATTACACATAAAACATATGCTGATTTCCTAGAGCGGCCTCTCGAAGATGTCGAGGAGCTAAAGAATATACCTGATGAACACGTAGAGATAATTTACAAAAATCTTTACTGGGACAAGGTAAAAGGTGACGAGCTCCCCGGTGGGGTGGACTTTTCTACCTTTGACTGGGCCGTGAATAGCGGTCCGGGTCGTGCGGCGCGTGGTTTACAGAAAGTAGTGAACGCTACACAGGACGGGGCTATTGGTCCTTTGACTATTGCGGCCGTAAACGGCAAGGGCGCAGAGGGCGTTATTGAAGATTTGGCTAAGGAGCGCGAAGAATTTTATCGCAGTCTCCGGACGTTTGAGACTTTTGGTAAGGGCTGGCTGAAAAGGAATGAAGAAACGCGTGACTTTGCGTTAATACTGGTATAAAAAGATATCAGATTTAGCGCGGAGATATACGAGTGGATGAAATATATTTTGCTGAGGCCGTTTTTCGGATTGTAAAAGAGCGGCGTCAGGCTATTTACGATTTGTTAATTTATGACAATGTAAATAGCATGGAGCAGTATCGTGAGCTCATGGGCAACTTAAAAGCTCTAGATCACGTGGAACAGGAACTCAAGAGCCTGCTAGATAAACAGGAGCAAAGTAATGACTGAGGCGCAAAAGGTTAACATTGACGATGTAGCAGAGGGAGTCGCCAACCTCACAGAAGCTTACAAAGATGTCACTGATAAAGTATTGGACCCCGAAGCCATAGGTGGTTCACTTCTAGAAAGGATGCCAGACCCCACGGGCTGGCGTTTGCTTATTTTACCCTACAGGGGTAAAGGCAAGACTGATGGTGGTATTTATCTGCCAGACAAGGTTGTCGAAGAGCAAACAGTATCTACACAGGTTGGCTATGTCCTAAAAGTAGGGCCTCTGGCTTATAAGGACACAGAGAAGTTTCCCTCTGGTCCATGGTGCAAGCAGTCTGATTGGGTAATGTTTGCCCGTTATGCTGGCTCGCGTTTCCGTATTGATGGTGGTGAAGTTCGCATCTTGAATGATGATGAGATCTTGGCTCGTATCAAAGAACCTGAAGATATCCTGCATTTCTAGGAGAAATAAATGGCAGAAGAAAAAAAAGAACAGATTGAATTAGATCTAGACGATGCTCAGGAAACTGAGGTTGAAATAGGCAGCGAAGAAAAAGAACAAGACGTTCCTCTCGCTGCGGAGTCCGAAGACTCTGATGATAATTTTGAAAAAGCTAAAAGTAAGACGCAAATGCGAATTGATCGTCTTACAAAGAAAATGCGAGAGGTTGAGCGTCAAAGAGAAGAGGCCATACAGTACGCTAAAAATGTACAGGCTGAGGCGCAACAGTTAAAAAGTCGCATGGACGCTTTGGACACTAATTATGTTCAAGAGTATAGTAATCGTGTGGAAACTCAAACAGCCTCTGCTGAACAAGAGTTGGCTCGTGCTATAGAGATTGGGGATACTAACGGTGTTGTTGAGGCACAGAGGAAGATCACCAGACTCGCGATTGAAAATGATCGCGCGGAACAGGCTAAAGCTCAGCAAGAACGCTATGCCCAACAGGCTAAAGCTCAACAGGAAGCGCAGGTACAGGCACCTATGCCTCAGCAGCAACCTCGCCGCCCGGACCCGAAGGCGGAACAGTGGGCGTCGCGTAATGACTGGTTTGGTTCAGATGAAGCTATGACATATGCTGCTTTTGGCATACATAAAAAGCTTGTTGAGAACGAAGGGTTTGACCCGCAGACAGATGACTACTATAATGAATTAGACAAGCGTATGCGGACAGAATTTCCACATAAGCTTAACGGTGGTAGCAAACGGCCCGCTCAGACGGTTGCTTCCGTATCCCGCAATAGTTCTGGGCGCAGTAGTGGGAAAACGGTTAGACTCACCCCTAGCCAAGTCGCAATAGCGAAGAAATTGGGTGTGCCGCTTGAAGAATACGCGAAATACGTGAAGGAGTAAGAGAATGTCCGAAAAACAAAATGAAATGTTTGAAGGTGCCATAGATCGTGCTTCTCGCGCAAAAACCTCTAGGGAGAAGACGGCTAGGCGTAAGCCGTGGGCTCCCCCGTCTATGTTAGACGCACCGCCTGCACCGGATGGATATAAGCATCGTTGGATACGAGCTGAAACTCGTGGTTTTGACGATACCAAAAATATCAGCGCAAAGTTGCGTGAAGGTTATGAGCTCGTCCGCAGTGATGAGTATCCTGACTTTGAAGCTCCGGTTATCGACTCAGGTAAATATGAAGGTGTGTTTGGAGTAGGTGGTTTAGTTCTTGCTCGTATACCAGATGAAACTGTGGCTGAAAGAACAGCTTACTTCAACTCAAGAAGTGCTGATCAGATGGAAGCAGTAGATTCTGACATGATGAGAGAGAACGCTCATTCGACTATGACGATTAATAAACCTAATCGTCAATCTCGTGTAACTTTTGGTGGCCCGCAGAAATGATGGCTACCTTTTTGTCAACTAGGAGAAACTAATGGCAAATACCTTAACAGGTGGTTTTGGCCTTCGTCCTATTGGTAAAACGGGCGGCAATATCAACAACAACGCTACGACGATGTATGAGATTGCCAACAACTACACAACCGCTATCTACAACGGTGGGATTGTTATCCCAAGCTCTGCCGGAACAATTATTTGTTCTGATCAAGCAGTAGCCCCTTTGGGCGTTTTAGGTGGTGTTGAGTACGTTGATTCCGTTACCGGTAAATCGACCCACCTTAATTATTGGCCCGGTTCAAACGCTGTAAGTGTTAATACCAACTTTCCGGTAAAAGCTTACATATATGATGACCCGATGCAGCTATATGTTGTAGTGGCAGATGGCACTAACACAAACCGTGCAACCGCACTGGCTGACGTTTTTGCTAACTGTGACATGGCTAGTGTTAACAACGGTAGCACTAATACAGGCAAGTCTTCAGACATGTTAGATATTAGCACCGCTGCAACCACCGCGACTTTGGATGTTCGTATTGTTGGCCTCTATGAAGAGGAAGGTAATACTGATTATTCAGCGGTTGGTCATCAGTACATTGTTCGTTTGAACGCACCGTTTAACTCAGGCTTTGCTGCCGCCGTAGGCACCGCAGCAAACACCGGCATATAGGAGGCTAGGACATGGCTATTTCAAGAGCACAACTAGCTAAAGAGCTAGAACCCGGTCTGAATGCACTTTTTGGGCTTGAGTACGACCGTTATGAGAACGAACATGCTGAGATCTTTGCAGAAGAAGCCTCAGATCGTTCTTTTGAAGAAGAGGTGATGCTCGGTGGATTTTCAACAGCACCAACTAAAGAAGAGGGCGCAGCCGTCTCTTTTGATGATGCTCAAGAAACATTTACCGCACGGTACACACATGAAACAATCGCTTTGGCATTCTCAATTACTGAGGAAGCCATCGAAGATAACTTGTATGACCGTTTGGCATCTCGTTACACCAAGGCTCTGGCCCGCTCCATGGCTCAGACCAAACAGATTAAAGCTGCGGCTATTTTGAACAACGCGTTCACAGCAGGCGCATCTGCAATCGGTGACGGTGCATCACTTTGCTCTTCATCACACCCATCTCTTTCAGGTAACCAGCGTAACTTGCTGTCAACTGCCGCTGATTTGAATGAAACTTCACTTGAGCAGATGTTGATAGATATCGCAGGGTTTACCGATGAACGGGGTTTGAAGATTGCTGTTCGTGGTACAAAGCTGATTATTCCAAAAGAATTGCAATTTATTGCGGAGAGAGTAATCAACTCAAACTTACGTTCAGCAACGGCTGATAACGACGCAAATGCTATCAAGAACATGGGTATGCTTCCCGAAGGGGCGGTAGTTAACCATTTCTTGACAGATACAGATGCGTTTTTCATCAAAACTGATGCACCTAACGGTTTCAAATACTTTAACCGTTCTCCAATCAAAACTGCTATGGAAGGTGACTTTGACACCGGTAACATGCGGTTTAAGGCACGTGAGCGTTATAGCTTTGGTGTTTCGGATTGGCGTTGTGTGTTTGGCACACCGGGCGCAGCATAAAAGTTCCGTTTGGAAACAGAAAGAGCGGCTTCACAGTCGCTCTTTTTTATTGTATTATTAATTATCCTGACAACTCCATCGGGGGGTTGACACTAGCCAAGACAGGAGAAGTAAATGGCTAATACTACTTTTACAGGTCCAGTCCGTTCAGAAAACGGGTTTAAAACAATTATTAAGAACTCCACAACCGGAGGTCTTACTAATGAAATGACTCTCTCCACCTATAGCACTTCTATAACAGTTGCTGCTACAGGAACGGCTCATAAAGAGTCTTCAATAGGTATTCCGGCCAATTTTATACCTATGGGTGTAGCAATTACAGTTACAAGTGCCGCCGCTAACGCTGTTAATCTTGTAGATATTGGCACTGATACAGACACAGATGGTTACGTAGATGGAATATCTGCGGCCATAAATTCTACGGGTTTTAAAGGTTTCTTTCCTTGCAACGGTGCATTAGGAATGTCTGGTGGTGCTACGACTGCGGCAGATACCACTGCTGACGAAGTAGAACTAGTTGTTTCTGGTACAGCCGGTGCTGGGGGTGTTATTGCGTTGAAGTTTTTCGGTATTTCTTCCGACGCTCCAACTTCTTAATGGGAGTTTGAAATGTCTGATTCTGATGTAAGAACAAAGCGGATTACAGGCACAGGATCTTTATCTGTAGGCCCCGCCCGTATTCGTCAGATACAGTTGAAGACGGCTTCTGGCACACCTCGTCTAACCGTTACTGATGGTGACGGGGGGTCTACCGTGTTAGATTTGGATTTTAACGCTTCTGATACACATTCTGTTAACATCCCAGCAAATGGTATTCGTGTGAGCGATATTTACGTAAGTGCTCTCACAAACATAACTGCGGCAACTATATTCTTCAACTGACGAGAGTTGTATGGCAGAGCGTAAAAAAGCTAAAATGCCGCCTCGAAACAAAAAGAATTTCCGTCCCACAAAGGCTGGGGCGGGGATGACTAAGGCTGGGGTGGCTGCTTATAGGCGGGCAAACCCCGGATCTAAATTAAAAACGGCTGTTACAGGAAAAGTAAAACCCGGCAGCAAAGCTGCAAAGAGAAGAAAGTCTTTTTGTGCTCGTTCTGCTGGTCAGATGAAAAAATTTCCTAAAGCAGCTAAAAACCCAAATAGCAGGCTAAGGCAAGCTCGCAAAAGATGGAAGTGCTAATGAAAGCGGACGACGTTTTAAAGTTATTAGAAAAGCATGAAAAGGAATGCAATGGTCGATATGCTCAAATACAAAAGCAACTTGATAAGTTAGATCAAAGGCTTTGGGGTATAGCCGGTTTAATTGTTGCAGCAGCCGTCGTGCAGAAGGTGTTTTAAATGACCAGTGCAGTGAGAATAGGGGCAGCCGCGTGTCCTGTACCTAAACGCGTTTCAAAAGGCGTAGTTCGCATGAAAAAGGGTGGAAAGGTAAAAAGTGGTGGTAAGATTTGTCCGGAGGGCAAGGCATGGGCTAAACGTACATTTGACACATACCCGTCAGCGTATGCAAACTTGGCCGCTTCAAAATACTGTAAAGACCCCAATTACGCCAAAAAATCAAAAGGCGGAAAAAGGAAAGGCCGATGAGTTTAACTTCTTCAAACAAAAGGAAAGTTCGTAAAGTTGTTAAAGGTTTAAAAAAAGCCTCTAAACTTCATGCCGGGCAGGCAAAAACATTGTCTAAGTTGGTGAAAAATGGGAAACGCAAAAGATCCTAAAAAAGGAACCGGTAAAAAACCTAAAGGGTCTGGTCGTCGGCTATATACGGATGAGAACCCTAAAGACACCGTATCCATAAAGTTTGCTACACCCGCAGACGCAAGGGCTACGGTTGCTAAAGTTAAAAAAATAAAAAAACCATTTGCTAGAAAGATACAAATACTTACAGTTTTGGAGCAAAGAGCTAAAGTAGCGAAAAAGCCGGAACAAGCTAGAATAGCAAAGGCGGGTAAAAATGCAATACGAAGGCAGCAAGGGACTGCATAATGGGACAGTTAAAACAATGGCTGAAACAAGACTGGGTAAGGATTGGATCTGATGGCTCTATCAAAGGCCCATGTGGTACTTCAAAAGATAAGAAAAACCCTGATCGTTGCTTGCCTAGATCTAAAGCTAATAGTCTATCCAAGAGTGAACGCGCTGCAACTGCGCGTAAAAAGAAAAAAGCGGGAGCTAAAGGAAAGACTACGGTCGCTAATACAAAACCTGCGAAGGTAACAAATTTAAGGAACGGAGGGGCTGTAACACGCCCTAAGAGACCTTTTAGAGGGAAAAAGATCCCCGGAACTGTTGTAGCACGTGGTTGCGGTGCTGTGATGGCTAACAGAAGAAAACGCACCAAAATTGCATAGGAGCAAAAAATGGCAAAAGAATTTATGACAATGGATGAGTATGCATCTAGCCTTGTTGGAAACGCAGCCCCCACCATGAAGAAAAAAGGTATGGCTAAGGGCGGCAAGGTGAAGAAAAAAGGTTATGCAAAAGGCGGTGCCGTTGGAATGAAGAAGAAGGGCATGGCTAAGGGCGGTAAGGTCCAGAAGATGGCCGGTGGTGGCATGATGAAGAAAAAAGGTTATGCCAAAGGCGGTAAAGTCAAAAAGATGGCCGGTGGCGGCATGATGAAGAAGAAGGGTATGGCCAAGGGCGGCAAGGTATAAGACCTTGCCCTATCTTCAAAGTAATATTCCGCATTTCAAATGCTGGGTGCGGAGAGAGTATACCTGCAACCATTCTAATTATCATGGCGAGTTTCTTCATGCCATGGCGATTGCGGTTACCACGATGCCCAGCCGGTGTTTGAGTTTTCAGATGATATTCACCGGCTGTGAAACGGATGACACGGATGAACAGAACGTGCATGGGGGAGCGATGTGGGCCAGAATGCCCATAACCGCGCTTGTTGCAGACACCCCTTTTGAAGAATGGCCAGAACCTATGCCTGTCCATTTGGCGCAGCCTTGGGACTGTATGTCCCATACACACGCAGTTTATCGTTTAGATCGAGCTCATCCGTGCCCTTGGATAGCTAAAATAGGACCTGAGTTTTATCCAGCTAAGTACTATTTTACGGTAGATTATACTGAAAGTGAGATAGCTGATGACCCGGCGCAACATAAGCAAAGCCATGTCTTAGAGCTTTTAGATGCTGGTCCTTATACTGGTAACATCGTTGCTCTGCCTAACAATCGTGTGAGGGTCACACATCCGGCTTGGTTTGAAACAGGCGAGGGTGCGCCAGATTTCTTGCCATCTCAGCATATACACTATTCAAAATCAGATTTAGACTATACAATGGATGTGAACCAGATATTTGATAACTTGTATGCGAAAGATAAGTGATGGCTGTTTCTGGAAGTGTAGATTTTGAATTAGACGTATCCGATTACGTAGAAGAGGCTTTTGAGCGTTGTGGGTTAGAGGTTAGGACCGGTTATGACCTTAAAACTGCGCGGCGTTCTCTTAACTTAATGTTAGCTGAGTGGGCCAATCGTGGTCTTAATCAGTGGACTATAACGCAACGAACACAAGCCTTAACCTCTGGGACAAGAACATACGCTCTGTCTACGGACATAATAGACATATTAAGTGCTGTTGTGACGCGTAGTAGCACGGATTTTTCTTTAACAAGAGTTAGTCGGGATGACGATCTAAACATTCCTACTAAAGCCACCACTGGTAGGCCCACACAGTTTTTCTTGGATAGACAAGTAACGCCCAGCTTACGTTTATGGCCAACACCCGATAACAGCACGGATGTGGTCGTTTACAATGCTTTGACACGCATAGATGACGCTGATACTGCTGTAAACACTTTGGACGTACCTTTTAGGTTCTATCCTTGTTTAGCGGCTGGTTTAGCCTACTATCTTTCACTTAAACGCGCTCCTGAACGCACTCAAATGTTAAAAGTCATATATGAGGAAGAGTTTGAAAGAGCTATGGGAGAGGACAGAGATAGAGCTAGTTTCACAGTGACTCCGGAATATGCTTACTTTAGGGCAAACTAATGGCTAGATACGCCTCTGGAAAAAATGCTTACGCCATATCTGATCGCTCTGGAATGCGTTATAGATACAGAGACATGCGTAAAGAATGGAACGGTTTATTAGTCGGGAAGGATGAATTTGAAAGAAAACATCCTCAACTTGGACCTTTTAAAAAAGTACATGACCCACAAACACTTAGAGAACCTAGACCAAACACTAATAACATATTTAACGCTAAAATTGAGTTTCCTGTTTTTAACATAACCACTTTGCGGTATGAGTTGGTTCCTCAAGCAGAGGGTAAAGTTGGCACAGTTACTTTTAGTGGGGCTGTTGTCACCCCTGTTGAGTTAACAGGTGTTTCTTCCACTATTACACTTGGGTCTGTAACAGTTTCTGTAACAACGTCAACATCGACCTTTGACTCAACAAGTGTTACACTTGATGCAACAAGTAGGACTTTTGACGAGGCTTAAATGGCAAAACAAACAGTAGGAATTGGATCAAGCGCAAACGATGGCACAGGTGATACTCTTCGTGCTGGTGCGGATAAGATTAATGACAATTTCAATGAGATTTATGCAGCGTTAGGAAACAGTTCTAGCGTTTTGACTGATATAATAGATGCAAATGGTCTTTTTGATGTTAGTTCTGGTGCAAACAAAATAGTCTTTTATTATGGTGCTTTGAGCGATTTACCTAGTGCTTCAACATATCATGGAGCTGTAGCTCACGTTCACGCAACTGGTGGGCTGTATTTTGCTCATGGTGGGGTTTGGATTAGGTTAAACGATGAAACCACTGGTCCTGTAACTAAATACACCACAACGGCGGCTACAGGATCAGCTTATCAATTTTCTGGTCCGGGTGCTACTTCCGGAAATAATCCTAATTTTACCTTTTACAAAGGACATACTTACATAATAGATAACTCTAGTCATGTTAGTGGTCATCCTTTACAAATAAGAACCAGTTCCGGGGGCTCCGCGTTTACAACAGGTGTTACAGAAAATTACAATAGTGTTACAGGTGTTACACAATTTATTGTGCCACATGAACCAAGTGATACTTCTTTGGTATATCAATGCACTGTGCATAGCAGCATGGTCGGAAACATAACAATAGTGTAAAAAATGACTTATACACATACTACCTTAAAAACAGCTATCCAAGATTACACAGAAAACAGCGAAACCACGTTTGTTAACAATTTAGATAACTTTATTAAAAACACAGAAGAGCGGCTGTTAAAACTAGTTGATCTTGATTTTTTTAGGAAAAACGCAACAGCGTCAACCACTTCTGGCAATAAGTTTTTAGCCGCTCCTTCAGATTATTTAGCATCTTTCTCTTTATCTATAGTAAAAAACAATGAAAATGTTTTTTTACTTCAGAAGGATGTTAATTTTTTGCAGGAGTACACGCCTAACCCATCTACCACAGGTACACCTAAGTATTACAGTTTGTTTGATGTAGACAACTTTATACTAGCTCCTACTCCAGACGCTGCTTATACTTGTGAACTTCATTATTATTATCGACCAAGTTCTATAACTGGAAGTGCAGGTACTTCATGGTTTGGAGAAAATGCTCCAGATGTTCTTTTATACGGTTGTTTAGTGGATGCCTACACCTTTATGAAAGGAGATCCTTCTCTATCGCAAGAATATGAAAAGCGGTTTATTGAGGCTGCTACTCGTTTAAAACTTTATGCAGAAGGTGTAGAGAATACAGATGCTTATAGAGAGGGATTAACAAGAGTTAGGAAACAATGAAAAAAAACCTGAAAGGGAAAGAAATCGCTATTGTGGCTATGGGAGGCAGCTTTAGCGATTTTGTTTTACATAGGATAAATTCTAAAAAATTTGATGAAATCTGGGGTATAAATTGTATAGGTGCGGTATTACAAGTTGACCGCACTTTCATGATGGACCCGGCAGAGCGTTTTTTAGATGACGTAAAAGCTGGAAAACAAACAGGGATAGCAAAAGAGTTTTTGTTACAGACTCCAAACAAGGGCCCGATTTATTCTTGTGCTTTAGATAGTAGAGTGCCTGAAATAATAGAGTATCCCTTGGAAAAAGTCATAAAAGACGTGTCTTTTTGTTACTTTAACAATACCGTGGCTTACGCCATGGCCTTTGCTATTTACTCCAAAGTTGCAAAAGTATGCCTGTATGGCATAGATTTTAGTTACAAAGAAAACATTCATTTTGCAGAAGCGGGCAGAGCCTGTGTAGAGTTTTGGTGTGCAGCGGCTTTGTCTAGAGGAGTGCTTGTTGAAGTAGCTCCTCATTCTGGTCTTTTAGACACCAATGTTCCTGAAAATGAAAAGTTGTATGGTTATCATCGACTTGAAGATCCTTTAGTTCAAAGAATGGTGGATAATCAGCTTGTTGTGTCTAAACAAAGCAAGTTGTCTAAATATTTACACGAAGAGGGTTTATCGCCCCCAGAACCTTTAGATGGAAAAGATCCTGTTTTAATAGGCAGGCACGATATACCAAACGTAAGTTATGAGGAAGAAAATGATTAGTTTTGAAACAGGTGTGCAGGTATCTTCTGTTAATGTTATGACTTCTGATGGTGGCGGTCATTCCACAGAACAATTAGTTGAATTAGCTATGGATAAAATTATGTCTGTGTCTAATACGGCTCCTCCTGCAATACGAGATCAAGCCGAGGCTTTTCAAAATCATTTGCGTCATGTATTATATCATTACATGGAGTTGGCGCGCCGAGAAGAACGTGCTACTATCGCCAACAAGATGTCACAGGCTGGAAACAGCGACATGGCTGAACTTGTTAGGAGAATATAGACATGGCTATAGCACAAGCAATGTGCACCTCTTTTAAAAAAGAACTTTTAGAGGGTGTGCACAACTTTAAAAACTCAGGTGGCGACACCTTTAAACTGGCTTTATACGCAGAAGGTGGTGGCGGAAAATCCTCTACAACTGCAACATTAGGTGCTACGACTACCGCGTTTACAACGACTGGTGAAGTTGCAAATAGTGGGTCATATGCATCTGGTGGTGGAACTCTAACTAGAGTAGACCCGACATCATCTGGAACAACAGCTTTTACAGATTTTGCTGACTTAAGTTTTACTACAGCAACGATCACTGCAATGGGTGCTTTGATATACAACAGCACAGACAGTAACAAAGCCGTGGCTGTACTAGATTTTACAAGTAATAAGTCATCTACATCTGGCACGTTTACAATACAGTTTCCAACGGCAAACGGATCCAGCGCGATTATCCGTATCGCCTAAAGGCAGGCTATTATGTCTGTAAACGGTTGGGGTCAAGGTGCGTGGAACGCAAGTGGTTGGGGCGGTTTTGCTGATGCCACAGTGGCTGTTACAGGACTCGCTTCAACTTCAGCCTTGGGCGATGAATCTGTTTCAGGTAGTGCTCTTGTATCGCCAACGGGCGTTGCGGGAACAACTGCTGTAGGCAGTGCAGGAATCTTTATATTTAATGTTGCAGAGCCAACCAGTGTAACTGGCACAGGTGCGGTGGGCACAGTTGTTGTTTCAATACCTGTGTCTTTTTCCGTAACAGGTGTTTTAGGAACAACCGAAAGCCTTACTGGTTGGGGTAATGGAACTTGGGGTGAGGGTGTATGGGGTGGCGGTGTTAACGCTGACGTTGGTCAGATTATCACCCCTTCAAGTTTAGTAGGCACTACAAACTTAAACACTCCAACTGTTGTTGGTGACTCAACCACAACTGTTACAGGTGTTGTAGGAACAACACTTCTTGAGTCGGTTTTAGTTGGTGCAGGAGCGATTGCTACTGAAGACAGCTTAGTTGGTTCTGTTGGGCTTGGTGATGAAAGTGTTGTTGGAACGTGTGTTTTAACACTTACAGGAGTTGCTGGCACAGGTACACTTGCTAGTGTAGGTATTGAAACTAACACAGGTGCACCTACTACAGGAGTTGCTGCGACATCCGCTTTAGGTAGTGAAACTATTATTATAGATGTTGCACCTATTCCTACTGGAATAGCTATGACATCAGGTCTTGGCAGTGAATCGGTAGTTGGCACGGCTGTTGTGTCATTAACAGGAGTGGTTGGAACAGGCAGTATTTCTGACCCTATAATTTGGGGCAGGATTGTTCCATCAACCTCTAACATTTGGACAGAGGTTGCGGCATAAAAAATATTGCTGTATATTTGTTTGAAACCCTGAAAAGGAAATGAGACATGGCTAGTTCATACACAAACATTGGTCTTGAAAAACCCGCTACCGGCGAACAGGCTGGAACTTGGGGCGATACAACTAATACAAACTTCGATATTGTTGATCGTCTTGGTGGAGTAGGAAATATTTCACTTAGCGGCACTACGCATACGTTAACTGCTAGTGACGGAACGGCATCAGAGGCTCAGTTTAATTTTTTAAATTTAATAGGCTCTCCCTCTGGTACAAACACGATTACAATATCACCTAACACACTTAAAAAGTTCTTTATTGTTAACAATGCGTCTGGTCAAACAGCAACCTTTACACAGGGTTCTGGTGCAAATGTAAGCGTAAGCAACGGAACCTCTAAAATTATTTTCTGTGACGGTGCTGGTGGTGGGGCTGCTGTAACAGATGTTAGTAATGTGCTTTCAGTTCCTACCGACCTTGTTAACGACACGACTCCCCAGCTTGGAGGTACGTTGGATACAAATAGTCAGGCTATTCAATTTGGTTCAAGTAAGTGGACAATAGAGTTGAGCGGTAACAATCTGTTATTTAAGTATAATGGCACTGCAAAGATTAAGTTTGCGGATGATGGTGAGATTGTAACCGTTGATGATGTAACTGCATTTGGGTCAATCTAATGGCTATCGCATCGAGTGGCGCAGTTAGTTTTTCGGACTTACGAACTGAGTTCGTAGGCGGGTCTTCTGCTATTTCATATTCAGATTTGTATCGTGGTGGAACAAACATAAAAGCCAAAGCTAGTGACAACACTGCTACAAATCTTGCCGCATCTGTTCCGACAAGCGGTGAAATTAAAATTGCAGACTTTAGAAGCACAGCTAAGGGCTTTCGCAAAACATATACCAGCGGTGCAACCAATCAAAATGCCAGTACAATTTTTGGCGATGATTTTGATTTGGATTATCCAAAAGAAATCGTGATTGATAGTGGTGTTGAGTTAGGTGCAACAAGCACGTCAGAAGAAGCGTTAGAAGTTCCTTCTGGTGGCGCAGGCACTATTACCATCACCAACAATGGCACGTTGTCTGGTTATGGGGGTGCGGCTGGTCAGGCTGGTGGTGACGCGTTTGAATCAGCAACCACTTGCACGTTTATTAACAACGGCGTTGTTCGTTCTGGCGGTGGAGGTGGAGGTACTGGCGGCACAGGTGGTCAAGGCAGCTATACGTCCACTACTGGTTACTATTCGGGCGTTACATATTGGGCCTATCTGGAATATGGGAATTATAAATATTTTATTAGGAATAACGGCACTGATGTTCGAGGAAGTTATTTCTATCCTATACAAACATTTCCAAACGTAACCACATCTTATGGTGTCTATTCAAGAGGTAGCTACCAGATGGTTCAATATGTTTACAATGATGGTCAGCCATTCTATCGTTACACTTTGAATATTACAGGCACTTCGTATTCTTCTGGTGGAGGTGGCGGTGCTGGTGGTGTGGGTGCTGGCTATGGCGTATCTGCTGGATCTGGTGCTTCTGGCAGCAGTGGATCTAATAACTCTGGTGCTGGTGGATCTGGTGGAGCTGGTGGTGATTTTGGCAGTGCTGGAGCTACTGGAGCTACTGGTGTTAACGGCAATTACACTAATGGTGTTGCTGGCGGTGCTGGCGGTGCTGCTGGAAAATACGCTAGGCAGTCAGGGGGAACTTTAACCTTTACTAACAATGGAACCGTTCAAGGAAACGCCCCATAATATATAGAGGACAAATACAATGAGTATGGAATACACAGTATCAGAAATTAATAATGGAACCGCAAAGATTACATTTACTGACGGTACATGGACTTTTCTTGAGTTACAGTCAAAATGGACTGAAGCAGACTTAGACGATGTTGTTTATCGAATATATCCAGCACATCTTAAAACAACTGGTTCTACACCATCTTTCTTATCCGCTGGTCAAAAAAGAACAGCAGCAGTAAAAGATACTGAGGAGTAATAAGATTGTTGCCCTCTCCAAATGTAAATGACCATAAAAACCCTGTGTTAAATCAACGCGTCCCTTTTGAACCTCAAGAGGGATTTAGTACAAAAGCTAACTTTGTTCAAATATCAATAGATTTGCCTGTACTAATACGAGACACAGATAACAGTATTGTTACTCCAGAAGCGCAAGAATACTGTAACACCTTTACTGATAGTCAAAGTCATTCCAGCAATGTAAAAGCGGATATGTCTCATTGGTGTATATGGGAAGAAACAAACGCTCTTAATCCTGTTCTTGACGAACTGATAAAACTTATAAACGACCATCCTTGGGCTGCTTGTGTACCTGCTTGGGTTCTAACTCATGCTTGGGTTGCTAGGTACAAAGAAGGGCAAAATACAGTACCTCATCATCATTTTCCTGCACATTTAAGTTTTGTTTACTTTTTAAAATGTGCGGAAGGAAGCAGTCCTTTACGCTTAGAGGGTGTTAACATTGAGGCTAAAGAAGGCAGACTAATTGTTTTCCCTCCGATAATGATGCATAGCGTTAGTGCCACACCAGCAGAAAGAATAGTTCTAGCAGGTAATATTGAAAAAGCAACAGACCCGTCACCTGTTCCACACAACGAAGCAGCAAAGACGTATTAATGCCTCTAACTAAATTACAGTTTAAACCCGGAATAAACAAGGAAACTACTTCATATAGTAATGAAGGTGGTTGGAATGACTGTGATAAAGTTAGATTTCGTTTTGGTTATCCGGAAAAGATAGGTGGTTGGGAAAAACTATCTAATAACACCTACCTTGGTACGCCTAGAACCTTACACACTTGGACAAACTTAGCTGGCGACAAATTCCTTGGTTTAGGTACAGATAGAAAATATTACATTGAGTCTGGTGGCACATATAATGACATTACACCCATAAGACGTAGTGTTAAAAAACCAGTTGATGTTGATGTAGAAAGCACCGTAACAGGTTTAAGTTTAACAGCTAGTCTTGGTTCTGTTACACTTGATGCAACAGAAGTAATTGAAACTAAGGCTGAAATAGTTGGTGTAACTGTTCTTGGCACAGTTGAGGTGTCTATAGAGCCGGGTGTTCTTGTTCCTGTAGGCGATTAAGGGGTGAAATATGACAAACGTAATTGTTTCTCCTTCTGGTTTTTTAGCCTCGTCTGGCCTTGGTTCTCTTTCTGTTAATATCAACGCTGCGCCTGTCGCAAACGCAGTTATTACGTTTACAAGCACTTTTAACAGTACAACTGTTACCATAACAGACAACGATCACGGGGCGTTAACTGGAGATTTTGTCACGTTCACAAGTTGTGAATTGCCTTCACAACTTAGCTCTTTAGTTACTTTATTAGTAAAAGAACATGAGATTATAACCGTTCCCACCAGTAATACTTACACTATTACTCTTTCTTCAAACGCTGGTTTTACCTTAACCAATTCAGGCTTGATTGAGGCTGAATATCAATTAAATAGAGGTTCAACAAGACAGCTACTAGGTTCTGGTTGGGGTGCTGGAACTTGGGGTGCCGATGGTTGGGGTCTGGCATCGTCTGAACCCATTTCAACGACCACGGGCCTCCGCATATATACACAAGATAACTTTGGTGAAAACTTAATACTTTGTCCAAGAGGTGGAGAATTATTCTTTTGGCGTGAAAATGACGGTGTGTCTACCAGAGCGTTTAAAATAAGCGAGTTTAGTACATCTGTGCCTTTGCAGAACAGGCAGGTTATGGTTACGAGCGACCGTCATGTTCTTGTTTTTGGCACTACGCCACAAGGATCTACTGAGCTGGATAGGCTTTTAATCAGGTTTAGTGACCAAGAAAATGCCTTTGATTGGGAGGCAACCGCCACCAACACTGCTGGTGATTTAAGAGTTGAGAGCGGATCGGCAATCATACAAGCGGTTAAAACACGTAGAGAAATAATAGTTCTCACCGACTCCTCTGTTCATAGTATGCAGTTCATAGGGCCTCCTTTTACTTTTGGCATAAACCAGATATCTACCAACACCACCGCTATATCCCCAATGGGGGCAGTGGCTGTAGAAGACGCTGTGTTTTGGATGGGCAAGAACAGGTTTTATATTTATGAAGGACGAGTGCAGCCCATACCATGCACCGTTAGAGATCATGTTTTCAATGACTTAAATGAAGATGCATTTGAAAAGATTGTAGCAGGAGTCAACTCTGAGTTTGGTGAGGTGTTTTGGTTTTATCCATCTGCTTCAGCAACAGAGAATGACAAGTATGTAGTTTACAACTATGAACAAAAGATTTGGTATGTAGGTGCATTTGGCAGGTCTGCTTGGGTTGATAAGGGCGTTTACGAATATCCAATGGCAAGTGTTGCTACTTTAATTTATAACCATGAAAAGACTAATGACGATGACGGCACTGCTATGACATCGTTTATTGAGTCAAGCCCAATAGATATAGGTGACGGTGATGGTTTTGTTTTTGTTCAACGCTTAATACCAGATATTAGCTTCAACAACTCTGAAACAAGTGCGGATAACCAAGCTGTTTTCACTATAAAAGGAGAAAGATTTCCGGGAACAGGGTATGTAACCTCAAAAACAGTGAATGTTGGTGACAGTGCCACACAAAGTTTTGTTCGTGTAAGGGGCAGATCGTTTGGTGTAAGGGTTGAGTCCAGCAATACTCTTATGAACTGGAGACTTGGTTCACCAAGAGTTGAAGTTGTTCAGGACGGTAAGAGATGAGCGTTAGTAAAGTACCCTTACCTCAATTTCCGTTGCCTCCAGCAGAGTATGACCGCATTTATTTTGATGAACTTATTCGTGCTTTAACGCAAATTGTTACACAAATACAAAATCCCGGTGAACTAAGAGGCACCACAATAACCCTTACAGACCTTCCTACTTCTCCCACAGGGTTGGAGACGGGAGCACTATATAACGATAGCGGCACAGTAAAGGTAGTCACCTAATAGACTAGATAAGAAAAACATTGTATATTATGGGTGTGAAACCAGATTTGAGTGGTTGATATGAAAAGCACAGCGGCAAAAAAAGAAGAGTTTACGTTTCCTTCCGGCGGTATCGCCGATTTTTACATGGAGGATCACGAAATTGAAGCCCTTGAAAAAGAAGAGGCAGAACAAGAGTTTGGCTCTGCGGGTATTGCTACTTTTAATCCTATCGCCCGTCGTATGGCTTCTTATGGTCGTTATGGCGATGATACAGTAGCTCACGTTGAAACAGGTGAACTCGTTGTACCAAAAGCTTTAATCGACAACAACCCAAATTTAAAAGACTCTATTTTTAGTCATTTACGAGAGCTAGGTGTAGAAGACCCAGAACAATATATTGTCGGTTCTGGCGTAAACTCTATCAATCCAGACACCGGTATGCCGGAGTTTTTCTTAAAGAAAATATTTGGTGGTATTAAAAAAGCTGTTTCTGGCGTTGCTAGAGGCGTTAAAAAGGCATTTAAAGGTGTGGGTAAAGTTCTTAAAAAAGTAGCTCCGATCGTTTTGCCTATCGCATTAGCAATGACCCCGCTTGGACCTATTTATGGTGCTGCTCTTGGCTCTGGTATTGGTACTTTAGTATCTGGGGGAGATATAAAAGATGCTCTTAAGAGTGCGTTGATTGCAGGTGGCACAGGCGCGTTGTTCTCAGGGTTTACCGGTAAGGGAGCTACTTTTACTGAAAAAGTGAGCAATGCTTTGTCCGATCCGGCCGGTCGTCTTGCTCAAACAGCATCTGGAGTAAAAGGCACCTTTACCGGTAAGGGGTTAACTGGTGAAGGCACGTTGTTCACTGATTTTGTGCCAACCACAGAAGTTCCTACAGTAACGTCTGACGCAGCCGCTAATCTCCGAGGCCAATATGCGGATTCCGGGGCAACCATGACAGACGCGGGCACTGGTCGACTACAAGTGGGCGAGGCCATGAAACCCGGTTCAGAGGCGTCCGATTTCTTAGTAAAACAAGCGAAGAGCAGAGACCTTTTAGCTCAAAACACTGGTATGACATCTCCTTTAGATAGCATACCAAAAGAAAACTTAATTCCTTCGGGAACAGGGACTACAGAACCGGGGCTGTTTCAAAATTTAACCGGTAAGTTTGACACCGCTATGGACTTTTTGACTGGCGGCACACCCAGCCAAGACGCGATTTTACAAAGAGCTTCTGAAATAAATAAAGAATTAGTTTCAAAAGGTCTTAAAGAGTTAAGCACTAAAGACGCGATAGCCCGAGCTACTGAACAACTTTCCCCCGGTTTTATTCGTAAGTTTGGCCCCTCTGCGGCATTAGCTGCAGCCGGTCTTGCCGCAGGTGGTTTCTTCACAAAGCCAGAACAACCAGAATTAAATATTGATGATATTCAAGGGGTTACGGGTTCAGACCTTCTTAGAGAAAATCCGGACAAATATTTGTTAGCCGGTAGAGGCTCAGGAACACCCGGACAAGTTGTTGTGCCTACAGATTACCAGTTTATGGGTCAGATGCCTGATTTTAGGTCTATCTACCCACAAACTTTTGCAGCGGACGGCGGTGAAATCTTCCCAAGGCGTACTGGCGGGATTATGCCAAACGAAGGAACACCCGGAAAAGATAGCGTCAGAGCTATGCTGATGCCCGGTGAGTTTGTTATGACTACTGATGCAGTAAAAGGCATGGGTGACGGGAACAATGAAAAGGGCATAAATCGTATGTATGACATGATGCGTAACCTTGAGTCTCGTGGAAAGGCGATGGCATAATGGCAACAGATACCCAAATTCAAATTGTCCGCGAAGATCCGGAAATTGAAGCCTATCGGTTAGGTTTATTAGAGTCTGCAAAAAAGTTAGCTGACCAACCGGTTACTTTACCTGCACAACAAGTTGCAGGAATGTCCGGACTTTCTACAGCCGCGATTGACATGGCTCAACAAGGGTTAGGCTCGTACCTACCGTTTCTTCAACAAGCTAGTCAGGCTATGGACCCTTCTGGCATTTCTACATACATGAACCCGTATCAACAGGCTGTTCAAGCAGAAATAGACCGCTCTTTTGATATGCAACAAAATCAGGCGGCAGCAGGAGCGTTTGGTGCAGGAGCGTTTGGTGGTGGTCGCGCCGCCATTCAACAAGCAGAGGTGGACCGCAACAGAGCGCAGGCTTTGGCACAATCGCAGGCGCAGGCGTTTTTGAACGCTCAACAAGCTCAAAGACAAGCTGCACAGGACTTCGGTCGTATGGCTGAACTTAGTCAGGGGCTGCAACAGCGCGAGACAGGCTATCTGTTTGATTTAGGCAAACAGCAGCAGGCTCAGCAGCAGGCTGAACTTGAAGCTGGTCGTCAGACTCAAATGCAACAACTGTTTGAACCCTATCAGCGTTATGCTTTTCTTTCAGATATTTACAAAGGTACGCCGTCATCTCAGCAAACTATTACGGCAGGCGTATCTCCTAGTGTTTCACCAGCTCAGCAGTTCCTTGGTCTGGGCATAGCAGGATTGTCCGCGGCAGGCGGGGCAGCAAAAGCGGGGTTATTCGGATGAACAGAAGTGTACTAGCGCGGCAAATGTTTGCTAAGGGCGGAGCTGCTTTTCCTGATTTAAACAAAGATGGTGAAATTACGCAGGCCGACATCCTGATGGGCCGCGGCGTAGAGTTTAAGCAAGAGGGCGGTATCGCCGGTATGATGCCAGAACAGCCTCCTGCCATAGCAGCCGGTATGGCCGCAGGACAAGCAGCTATGATGCCAGATCCCGGTGCTCCTGCTCAACAGGCGGCCGGTGCCATAGATCCTACAGTGATACAGCAGATGTTGTCTGGTGCAGCCGAAGCCGGTATCGGTGACTTGGAAAACATGGAAGACCCTGAAGATATAATGAACGCTATCCGTGGCGATGATGCCAGTGTTGAAGAGCGTTATGCAGAACTAGCTCAGGTCGTAGGCCCTGAAGATGCTCAACAAACACCAGAATCTGTTTTGGCTCTGGTTCAGCCCGTTATGATGATGGCCTCTGTTGATCAGGGCATTGGCGAGCTTGCTCAAGAAGAAATGTCTGCTCCGGTAGAGGGTGCGATGGCACAGGGCATAATGTCCACAGTTGCTCCACCTGAACCACAGCCGATGCCTATGGAGGGGGCACCTCCCGTAAATTTTAAAGATGGCGGGCTGGTCCGCCGCGGAGACAACCAGCCGGTTCAATACTATGCAAAAGCTGGAGAGGTAGCTTTACCCGGAACTTTGCGGTCGGGTCAAGCCGGAGTTTTAGAGGCTATTCGTATGGCTGAAGCTACCGCAGCAGGAGCACCAATTATCCCTAAACGTGGTGACGGAACACGGCTTCGTGAGTTGGTAGAGGGTCAGCGCGAACTATATCGTGAATACGGGTTGGGTGACCCGGAATCACGCGCCGCGGACCTTGAAGAGCAGAAGAACTTAACTCAGTCACAAATGCTGTTTGATATTGCACAGACTGCCTTAACTTTTGCTGGGGGCATCCCCGGTGAACGGCCCGGTATGAGTGCGGCAGAACGCCTTGCAGCCGCCGCAGTGGCGACTAAACTACCACAAACTATCGGTGCGCGGGCACAGGCGCAACGTGAATTTGAAAGAGACTTGAAAAAAGAAGGTCGCACAATGGACCTTGCCGCTCTTCAATCCGCTGAAAAAAAGCTTGCTGCGGAGACTGCTCAAGAAGATGCACTTGCGCTTGCAAGAGCTAAACCTAAAAAGGCTTCCTTCATAAACGTGCTGGATAAAACTGGCACTAAAAATCTAGGGTCGCCGGACATAAGCACCGCCGCAGGTCGTGCCGAAGCAGAAAAGCTGTTGTCTGAAAACGAAGGTTCGTTCTCAACAACTAATATGCCTCGTGAGCCAAAAGAAAAAGATGTAGTGCTTTACGACGTTAAGACCGGTGCTCAATCTCCGATCTTTGACAAAAACTCTGAGCAGGGGAAAGCTGATATGCAGGCTTGGCGTAAAGCCAATCCTTTACCAGAAGGCGAATCATATATGATGCTGAAGCCTCCGACAGCTCCTACCCCGGACAAGCCGATTACGGAAAGAGCCTTCTTCGACAAGTTTGGGTTCAGTTTTGCCGCCTTTGAGCAATTATCCCCAGATATGCAGAATTATGTACGCGGCCTGCCTGTCCTTACGAATAAGGATTACTTTGCTAAGTACGGCGTTACTAAAGAGCAGTTCAGTGCTCTTGATCAAGAGACACAACAATTTATGATGGGTCTGCCTGTCCTTACGGATAAGGATTACTTCAGCAAGTACGGCATGAACAAAGAAGAGTTTATGGCGTTGCCAACAGAAACTAAGAACCGTCTGTCACGGGTTGAACCTGACCGCAAAACCGTGGTTGTTGAAGGTCAAATTATCGACATCACTGATGGCAAAAAACCTGTCGCAATCTTTGGTGATAAAACTCGCAAAACGCTTACTGTTGGCGGTGAGGTCATCGACATTACTAATCCAAACAATGTCGAAGTTATCTACGGTAACAAAAAACGCGACATTCGTTTGGTTGAAGGTCAGCTTGTGGAGATTAAAGAGGGGCAAGAAACACCGGTTGCTATCTTCGGTGAGAAGACACCTAAAAACGGTACTTTCGAGAACATGATACTAGAGAACGGTGAGAATATCATTGTTAAGAAGGTTGGCTCTACATTGTACGATAAAAATGGTGAGGTTATTAATCTGGCCTCCCCAAGATATGAGGGCGCGGTGCTTGTAAGTAAGGACAAAGCTTTTGCTGATGTTAAGCTGGCTCGCTCTCAAGCGGAGGCCGGTCGTCAACTGCGTGAGACTCGACAAGAAATAGGCGATGCCGCGGTTGCTAACCAGATTTCACAATCCGAAGACATTCTTGGAATGGAAGGTGGTAGAGTTACTACTAGACGCGTATTTAACGCCTTGGATGCGGCTCGTAAGGGTGTTGGTTTTTATAACAAGTTGGCGCAAGTGTTTAGTGAAGTTGGTGGTGCCATCGTTCCTGCACTCAGAAACGTAGCCGCAGATCAAGTTGAGGCTGGTAACTTTATTGACACTGTTAACATCCTTGGTCGTGTAGCTTTAGCTAATAGCCCACGGTTTGCAGAAGCTGAACAGCAGCGTCTGGCAAACTTGTTCCCAAGCACTGAGTTTTTCCTAACCAACCCTGAAAACGCTGTTCGAGAGTTAATTGGTTTAAAACGGTTTATGTTGGCGGAGCGAGAACAAAACTTAATTACTTTAAATCAATCAAGTGATCCGGCTATTCGCAGGCAAGCAGAACAGCAAAATCACGCTATTAGAGGAGTTTTAGAGCTATTACAAGCAATACCTGACCGCGGCTTTGTAAGTGAAACGCAGTTTGATGACACCGTCACAGAATTAAAGTCTATGGTAAATCAACGGAGAGGGGCGCAGTAAATGGCAGAAGATAACACCAGTCAGGATCAGCCGGTTTCCGTTTTTTCTGAAAATAACCCGTATAAAATTATAGATTATACTCAGGAAGAGCTAAAATTTGTTTATGACAGACATGGTGGCGACGCAGAAAAGGCCCTTGCTAAAGCCACAGCATCTATAATTAATGAAATGCCTCAATACCAAGGTATGGCAGATTACAATGAAATTGTTCAAGGTCGCGCCCCTATACTTGACCTTGTGCCGTTGCCCCCGGATGCAAGAGGTTTGGCTCTAACGGATGACCAAATCTTGCGTTTGTTTAGCTCTCTCAAAGGCACAGGAGATGAGGATGTTCCAACTGAAACAGATATGTTTCTTAAAGGTCTTTCCAGAGGCACCTTGTCTCTAGCCGGAGGTGTAGCTGGAGCAAAAACTTCGGCCGCTCTAGCCCCTCCGTATGTCCCTCTTCCGGGTGCGGCCGCTCCGCTAGGTACTTTGTCTAAGCCCGTTGCGGGATTGGGTGGATTTATCGTTGGATCTGGTCTCACCGACCTGTTTGTTGGTAAGCCCGCCGCAGACGCCTTGTTTGGTGATTTGACTGACATCCCGCTTACTCCAAAAGCTGAATCTTACTTACGCTCCTTTGAGTCTGCAGGCAGTGTTGCACCATTTATTTCTACGCCGTGGTTGGCACCAAGGGCCTCTCTTAATACAATAGAAAGTTTAAGGAAACTGCCCCTAGCTAATCAGGTTACCGTGTTGTCCGCGGATGACATGGCAAACCCCTTAGTTACGCGATACTTGTCCGGAAATATTTCAGGTATGCCGACCAATCGTCAGTTTACCTTCTTACGTGATCAAATATTTCGTCAGGCTAAAGAAGCAGGCGAAGATATTACATTAAAAGAAGCTGCAAAGCTTGCAACAAAACAGCTTAACCGTCCGGGAAAATTTACTCGCGGCACAATCGCAACAGTAGATTTTGCAGAGAAAGCTCTAGTTGGTGGTGGTCAAGCTTTCCGCTCGTTGACTCCTGTTCAAAAGACCGGTGTTACAGCTCTGGAAGCTACTGCGGTTCCAGCAACCGGTATCGCTGTTGACATCGTGGGAGAACAGGCTGGCCCTAGAGCAGAAGGTCCGCGGTTAGGCGCGGAGGTTATTGGTAGCTTAGCTCCGTCCGTTACCATTCTTAGGTTTGCCCCAAATATTTATAACTCTACTAAAAACTATTTTAGCAGACTTAATGAAAACAGAATTTTAGGAAAACCTTACGATTTTTTTGGCACACGGGCCAAGGCTCAAAACCGTGCTAGAGAAGACCTGTTTCAAGCTTTTGAAGACAACAGAGAAAACCCAGATGCTTTGTTAAAAGCTTTAGAAGAAAAGCTAGTTGACCCGGTTTACAAAGATAATAAAATTGTTGGTTATAATTTGAAGCCTGATTTTCAACCGCAACCGGGTGAAGGTAAAACACCTATCTTCTCAGCTCAATTCCTTGACGAAGAGTTTATGGCGTTGAACCGGCTTGAACAGTTGGTTCTTGACCGCGGTGGCCCAACGCTGGGCACTGATCGTGATCTTAATTTTCTAAAAAGTATGGAAATGCAGCGCGGCACAATGTTCGCGCTTCGCGGAACTGGTGATCCAGAACTTGTACGTCTTGCAGGACAGATGATGCAGGACCGTATCGCTATGCTCATTAATATGCGGATGGAAAAGGCTATCAACCAAACCATTACGGCAGTAGAGAGGATATATCCAGAGGGCGGAGCTGAGGCCAGCCGAATTTTAGGTCAGCGTTTAAACAATGTTATTAAAACCCAACAAGGGTTGTTTCGTAAATTAGAATCAAGTGCTTGGGATAAAATTAATCCAAATCAACCTTTTACAAAGTTCTACCGTAAAGACGAAGAGACCGGTGAGTTTGTTGAGAACGCCGTTCCTAACTTTATTGAAGAATTTGACGCCACGGTTGGAGAGTTAGACGATCTAGGTAAAAACACTGTGATGGCTAACCCCGCGTTGAGAAGACTTAATGAACAAGTTGTTAATTTAAAAAAACAACTTGGTTTAGACGCGACAGATACATTGGGTTCTTCCACACTACCAGCGGTAGATAAATTTAATGAAACTTTTGAATATGCTTTAGGAACCGCTCCGCGTAACAGCTTCATACGTATTTTAAATGAGGCGGGGCTGACAGGGCCCGTTCCTTCTCGTGTAGATGAGATTAGTGGCAGTGTTTCACAAAATGCTCGCAACCAATACCAAACGAGGTTAACCGCCTCTGAAAGAGGTCGTGGTGGGTTAAACATGAACAACGCGGATGAAGTCCGTAGTGCCGCACAAACAGCAGACGAAATAGCTGAAAATTATAGAAATATTGCAGCTCAAGATCCGGGCGGTGAGCAAGGTAAAAGATTATTAGCAGATGCACAAGATTCTCAAGATGACGCTACTCTTTTAAGAGCTCATGCCGATGATTTAGAAAACCCAAGAACAGGGGACATCGGTATAGGCGATATAGAGCCTACAGAGGCAAACATTAACGCTCTTGGCGTTCTTGAGCAAAGATATGGTGGTCGGAAAAACAGAAACGACCCCGTGGCTAACTTAATACGTTTAAAACGTGAATCCCTAGTTGCACAGCTATCCTCAGAACAGGGCGCAGCAGCAACCGGTGTGGTAACAGAACCAATTACAAATCGTAACCTTACTACTTTGTATTCAGAAGCACGAGCTTTAGCTAGAGATGGTGAGGCAAGTCCAAATGTACGACGCGTTGCAAACAACCTTGCAGAAGCAGTTCTGGAGGATTTAGGTAACGGTCCTGTAGGAAACCCTGCGTATGATGCGGCCAGAGATATCTCTTACGCTTACAATCAGTTTTTGAGAAGAGCTTTTGGTGGAGAAATTTTAGCTCAAAACGGTAGAGGCAAAGACATCATTGATGATTCTTTGCTTAGGGATAAGCTCATGTCCGGAACACCAGACGCTACTGCGTTAAAAATTAATCAAATACATAAATTAGGAGACGAAGTAAAACGATACGCAAAGCAAACCGGGTTTGAAGTGGTGACCGAAGAGGAGGTTAAGGGTGCTATAACCTCAACCGATCAGGTTTTATTAGATGTGCTCAAACTTACTCTTAAAGATCTTGAGGCCCCGATCGAAGCTCGCTCTTTAGTCCGCAAACCAGAATCCATAGCAGTTGCACAACAACAACTTATGGAACAATTCCGTGCTAAAAACCCGCAGATCTTTGAAATCTTTCCAGAGTTGGGTCAGATGATGGACGAAGCGGGAGACGCAGCTACTTTCTTACAACGCGTTAAGGGAACAACTGAGCGTTTACAAACACGTGTAAATGAACAAAAGGCTTTTTCAAAATTAATAGGTGCCGAAAATCCAGAAAACGCGGTTTTAAAAGCTTTAAGTTCGGATCAGCCTGTTAAAGAATTAGACGGTCTTTTAAAAGTTCTAAAAGCCTCTTCTAAAGCCGAAAATTTAAGGAACATAAGTAAACGGTCTTATATTTCTGCAACTAGAGGTTTGCCACAGGCTGCAAGGGCTATTCCAGTAGACGAAGCACTTGCTGGTGCTCGTCATGTTTTTCTTGGTTTAGCATTCTCTAAAGGTGGCAAGTTTAGTCAGGGTGATTTCAACGCTAAGGGTGCTTACGATATGTTGTTTGACCCTATTCCAAACGCGGCTCGTGGAACACCGACTTTGTCTGACATTATGATAAAAAACAACATCATGTCAGAACAGGAAATGAACGGTCTGCGAACAGGGTTAGCTAGAATTATTAGAGCAGAGACAAAACAAGATGTTTCTAAAGCTATCATTAGTGAGGAAACACCCGCTTTGTTAGATATGTACACACGTATTCTTGGTTCTCGCGTTGGCACAAGTGTGGGTCGTTTACTTCCCGGAGGTCGCGCTTCAGGTGCAGGTTTAATTGAAGCCGAAGCTGGTTCGCGTTACTTACGTCAGTTGACACAAGAAATCCCGGCTCTGCAAGAATATGATGCCCTAGAGGCTATCTTGTTAGATCCTGAATTATTAGCTTTGTCTTTGCGTACACCAAGATCACCTGCTGAAAAGGCTGGCATTGTAAACACTATATTAGACAAACTTGGCACAATAGGAATCTCCATTCCAGTTCCCGTTGGAACACGAGGCATCCCTCTAGGTGTTCAAGAACTTAGCGAAGAAGAAGGCGGAGGCGATCAGCCGCTACCGGGAACTTTGCGGTCAACAGTTCCGCAGACCCCGCAAGAGCGCACTGATGATGTAAAACAACGTGCAGACGAGCTGATCAACCAACAGTCTTCTCTGCAAGCACCAGTTCCGGCGCAACCGGTGGCACAACCCACAACCACCCTTGCGTCGGCACCCCCGCCGCCTCCTGCACCGTCAGGCCCGGTTGACCGTGCGCGGTTCGCGGCCATGTTCCCAGAAGATGCGGATCTGGTGCGTGGGATAGGAAGCCTGCAAACATGATAGATGACGTACTAGAACTGATGCTGAAGTCCGACATGCACCGTGACTGGTATGTTGCCGATCTGGAGCGGCTAATTGTGCCTGCGATTAAAAATGACAGACTACTTGTGATGAAAGACGACACACGGCCCACGGGTCTTTTCTCTTACACGTTTTTAAATAGAGAGCAAGAGGCAGGATACAAAGACGGGTCTTTAAAACTAACACCACAGGTCTGGGACAACGGGCCAAGAGGTGGTCTGCTATATGTAATAGATTTTATAGCACCATATAACAATGCCTTAAAAGTTGCTCGTTTTGCTCAAAAAACTTTGACTGAGCGGTATCTTGAAAGTTATCCGTTTGATGGTGCAAACTTTATTCGACAGGCCATGGGCAAAAGATTGGGCTATGCAACAGGAGTGCAGTCTGAACTTGAGATAAGGAGATATTGCTGTGCTGTGTAAGAAGCGTTGGTCTGATGGCCTAAACCAAGATTTTGATTACCTCAATGAGTTTGAAGCTAAGTTCTACTGCTTTGGTGGTGATGGCGGCGGAGGCGGAGGTGCTTCTTCGGAGCCAGAGGGAACTAAGTTTAGAGGCGGCAAAATAAGTAATGAAACAAAAGTAAATATTCCTGACGCCCCACCCTCTAGACCTCCATCCAATGTAATTGAGCAGATGAACAGGCAACGCACTTTAGATATGGTTAATCGCGCTGCTCAGGATTCTTTACGCAGTAGACAAAACATTGCTCCGCAAGACTTACCAACAATGCCAGACCCTACAACTTTTCAACCGGGCCTTGGGATTGGTGAGCCTACAATGCCTACAACATTTAATCCAGCTTCCTTTACCACAGAGACCCCCGGTCTTCCTTCTCTGCCATCAATAGCAGATATGATAGACACGGCTCCTGCCGCTACAGTCCACGAACGTAAACACTCCACACAGCAAAACGTAAACCCATTAAGCGTTGATTTTGGGCCCGGAACACTGACTCCCACCTTTGATCCAGCAAATCAAGGTGTTGGTTTAAACTTTAGTATACCCTTCAACACTTCTAGTATTAGTCAACAGGGTATTGGCTCCTTAGACCAAAACAGGGTTATGGATGCACTTACTTCAGGCGTGAACAACCCACAGGCTACAACAGCTCCAACTACAGATGTTGCTTTCATGGACACCGTGCAAAACGTATTTGGAACTTTGCCCGGTCAAACTAAATACAGCGGCAACTTAGCTAGACGAGGTAACACATATACTTCAGCGTCTACCGGTGGCAGATCTAGCACACAGAAACAGAAAAACTTTCTTGATCAGATTGCAGGCACGGGTAAAACAATGGCTAGTCAAGTGGGCCTTGGTAGCTTATTCAACTAAATCAACCAATCTCTTGCCTGTTCTCCAAGCACCTGACCGGCTAAGTCAATCTTACCGCGTAAAGCTTTCAGTATCTTTTCGTCGATAGTTTTTGGTGTGACAATATCAACATATGTTACTTTATTGCTTTGACTGATGCGATGAGCACGATCCTCAGATTGTAGTCGTATCTCCAAGTCATAGCTGTTACTGTAGTATATAACAGTGTTAGCGGCTGTGAGTGTGATACCGTATCCACCTGTCCGCGGCTGGCCGACAAAGAAACGTAGCTCACTGTCCTTGTCTTGGAATTTTGACACCGTATCTTGCCGGTCATCTTGGTGTGTTTCACCAAAATAGGTTGCGACCGCTTCGGGCCCAAAGCGGTCGCGCAGGGCAGAAGCTATCTGTTGAATGTCCTGTGTATAGGTCGCCCAAATGATTGCTTTTCCCTGAACTTCATCACAAATATCAAGTAATTCTTTGGAACGGTTGTTAGCCACCTGAACAATGTTGCCGTCATCATCAGTAATATGACCACAGCATATCTGCTGTAACCGCATAATCTGTGTCAACACACTAGCTGTTGTGGACAGCTCGCCATTATCTAACTGAGCTAGAGCTAACTTTTTCATCTGGATGTACAGCTTTTCTTGCTCTGGTGTTAGCGGCACTTCACGTTTAGTGTACACCTTGTCCGGCAGATCCAGACATTCTTCTTTTAGTATGCGGTTACTAAAGTAATCTAACTTCTCATTCAACTCATCTAATCTGCGATAAGATACAATCTCTTGAAAGGCCCTGTTGCCCATAGTGCGCTTTTGCACAACAGCATAACGGTTTTGAAAAGCAAAGTAACTGTTGAAGCCTAGTGCTTCTTCTGACAAGAAGAGGCACTGACTGAACAAATCCATAGGCGACTTTGTAACAGGAGAACCTGTTAGGATACGCCGATACTTTGCGTCCTTAGCCAACATCATCACATTCTTTGTGCGCGTAGCCTTACGGTTTTTAATGGTAGTGCTTTCGTCCACCACCATGATGTTCGCGCAGTTTTTCACTAAGAACATATAAGCGGCTTTGGTGCCACGCGGTGTGGACAACGCTTCAATGTTCATTACAAATATTTTAAGACCGTCAAAGGGCTCATACACCAAAGCCTTCATCTCATCCTGAAACTTCTTGGATGTGGATGGTGTCCAGCGCACGACCATGCGATTGATATGGTCTGGCAGATGCGTAGGTATTTCGCCTTTAACCCAGTTGTCATACACGCCTTTTGGAGCTACGATTAACGCCGCTGTTATTTTTTTATCTTTGTACAACGCACCAATGGTATCTATTGCGACTTTCGATTTGCCTGTTCCCATTTCCATGAACAAGGCATAGAACTTCGCGGACCACGAGTCTTTCAAAGCTTTTAGCTGGTGGTCATACGGCTTCGTTTTAAATTTATAGTCTTTCACGTTTTTCTCCTTGACTAAGCGATTATATACGATTATATATAAAATTGTCAAGTAAAGGTGCGATAGCACTAGCAACAACGAAGAAGGAACAACGAATGAATAATTTGTTTGAAGACATGGAAGCCGACTCCAAACGTGATTTAGCTTCAAGTATCGAAAAGCTGGACCAGCAAGATCTCACCACGGTGAGCGGTATGTGTACAGCAATCCTCAACAAAGAAGATGAGATAGCGGCTCTTGAGCAACGGCTCAAGGACGAGAAAAAAGCTTTGTTGAAGATGACGGACGAAGATCTCCCGACAATGCTACAAGAGATCGGTTTGAGCAGTATGAAACTGGACGATGGTTCAGAGGTTACTGTAAAGCCGACGTATGGAGCAACAATATTGGTTGAAAACAAACAGGCTGCATTTCAGTGGCTTAGGGAGAATGGGTATGGAGACCTCGTCAAAAATACGGTTACCTGTACGTTTGGCATGGGCGAAGACGAGAAGGCCGCGGCCTTTGCAAGAGAAGCCCAAGCCAAAGGCTACGCGCCGGAGCAGAAGGAAAATGTACACCCGCAGACACAAAGAGCATTCGTTAAAGAACGGATGGAGAGTGGTGACGAATTTCCGACTGAACTCTTCGGAGCGTGGACAGGTTTCAAAGCGATCATTAAAAGGAGTAAGTAAGATGGCTGAAAATAAAACTGAAATTGAAAAGAAGGCAAGCGCGGAAATTATCCAGTTTGACCCTTCTCTCTTTGAAGACGATGCCGGTATGGGTCTGGAGAACATGGGTCAGGACGACCTTGCCCTGCCGTTCATCAAGATCTTGGAAGCTCTTAGCACAGAGCTAGATAATCTTCCGACCGCCCAAAGAGGCGATTTGTACAACACTGTAACTGGTCAGGTCTACAAAGGGAAAGATGGTATTAAAGTAGTGCCTGTCGCCTACCAACGCCGGTTCTTGCAGTGGGCACCTCGCGGTGAAGGTACAGGTGCACCGGTCGCAATCTTTAAACCGGGCGACAAGATGCCGGAAACAAAGAGGTCAGATACTGACTCTAAGGATTATGTTCAGGATGGGTCCGGAACATATATAGAAGAGACGCATCAGCATTTTGTTATTGTCCTCAACGAGGACGGCTCTGCTGAAACAGCTTTGATTGCTATGAAATCAACGCAGTTAAAGAAGTCTCGTAAATTAAACAGCATGATATCGTCGCTGACGATGGAAGGTAAGAACGGAAGGTTCACCCCGCCGCGGTTCAGTCATGTCTACCATTTCAAGACAATGACTGAGGAGAATGCAAAGGGTAAATGGTCCGGCTGGGAGTTCAGTCGTATAGGGCCGGTCGAGGATGCCGCTCTGTATAACCGTGCTAAGGAGTTTGCCGCCAGCATCACCGCAGGTGAGGTGGACGTTAAGCACGAACAGGCTGACGCACAGGCTTCCAACCCACCGTTCTAAACAGTTGGGGCGGTAAAGTAGAGTGCTCATCTGGGGTAATCCCTCAGCTATTTTACCGTCCCGCCTTCGGGAATTATCATGTCTGTAGAAAAGTTTTCCGCCATATTTGACGGGCTCAAGCTCGCGTATGGCACATATAAAATTGAGAAACAGCAGGCCAATGGAAAGCATTCTGGACGGGCCGCCATCGTGCGTGAACCACGGACCACGGAACTGTGGGAAGGGCATCTGTCAGGTGAAGGCCGCGGGATTGGTATCATCCCAATCAACGAAGACAATAAGTCGGTATGGGGCTGCATAGATATTGACCAGTATCCGCTGGACCACAAAGTTCTTGTTGAAAAGATCCGTAAACTCAAGCTACCACTTGTGGTGTGCCGCTCCAAATCAGGTGGTGCACACTGCTTTCTATTCACCACCACATGGGTAGAAGCCAAAGATATGCAGTCTACACTGCAAGAGATATCTGCGGCTCTTGGCTATGGCGGCTGTGAGATCTTTCCAAAGCAGGTTAAGCTTCGTTTGGACCGTGATGACGTAGGTAATTTTTTAAACCTGCCCTATTTCGACGCTGAAGGGGGTCTACGCTACGCAATCAAGGATGATGGCACCTCAGCTACCTTGGAAGAGTTTATCGCGCTCTACGAGGCTTATAAGCAGACTCCTGAGCAATTACTAAAATTACAGATAGCTGATGAGGGCGAAACCGTCGTGATGAAAGACGGTCCACCGTGCCTGCAACATCTGTTAAAAAGCAAGATTTCTGAGGGCGGCCGTAACAACGGCCTGTTTAATATTGGCGTTTACTTGCGTAAGGCTTTTCCTGATAGCTGGGAGTCAGAGATTTTAACGTACAATCTGACCTATTTTGAACCGCCGCTACCTCTGAATGAGGTTAACATAGTCGCCAAACAGCTAGAAAAGAAGGATTACGCCTACCGCTGTGGGGACAGCCCCATCAACGCACACTGTAACAAAGAGCTGTGCCAGACACGTAAGCATGGCATCGGCGCGGCGATACAAGGGGCCGCCATAGCCAATCTTCGTAAATATGACTCCATACCCCCAGTGTGGTTCCTCGACGTTAATGGTGAGCCCTTAGAGCTCGATACAGAGGGTTTGATGAGCCAGCCTACCTTTCAAAGAGCCTGCATGGAGCAACTTAACTTTATGCCGCGCTCAGTAAGTAAGCAGGTGTGGGAAGGCCGTATCGGAGCGTTACTGTCTGAAATGCGTGACAATGACAGCGCAGTGATAGAGGTCTCAGAAGATGCAAGCATTAGCGGTCAGTTCTATGACTATCTTGAAGAGTTTTGCGTTCACTTACAAACAGCAAATGACAAAGAAGAGATCCTGTTAAAACGTCCGTGGAATGATGAAGAGACGGGCGAAACAGTGTTTCGCTTAAAAGACTTTGAAGCCTTTTTAAAACGTAACAAGTTTTTTGAATACAAAGCACATAAGATTGCTCAACGCCTGCGCGATATGGGCGGTGAAAGTCGTCAAGTGAAAATAAAAGGAAGAAAGATAAGAGTGTGGGCTATACCGGCCTACAAAATATCAGAGATAGAGGTAAGCACACCCAAATTTGGTGATAAGCAGACGGAGGCCCCTTTCTAATGTTAAAAGCAGACGGATTTGATAAAGCGTTTATAGGTGTGTGTCACCGTGCGGGTCAGGAACCTGTTATTGCGTATGATTACCACAAATGTATAGCGGTTTTAGTTCAAGACCAGAACATGAGCTACGACGAGGCTGTAGAGTACCTATGGTTTAACACCATAAGCGCATATGTGGGTGAACAAACGCCTGTGTTTATACACCTCATGGAAAACATAGAAGACGTGACGGACGAGGAACATGGAAACTAAAATCTTCCGCATCTACGGTCCGCCCGGAACCGGTAAGACCACAACGCTCCTCAACAAGGTAGACGAAGCTCTTCACGCTGGTGTGAACCCTTCACATATCGGCTACTTTGCGTTCACAAGACAGGCAGCAAATGAAGCTGTTGAGCGAGCCTGTTCACGGTTTCATCTGGATAAATCACAACTGCCATGGTTTCGCACACTGCATAGCTTTGCACTCAAGCTGTCTGGCATCCGTCAGGAACAGGTGATGCAACCTGAAAACTATAAGGAGCTGGGCAGTGCGTTGGGCTTTGACCTGACCGTAGATAAATCCAGCATTAGCGGAGAAGATGTGTTTGACCTGTCCAAGACAGACAATCCTGCAATCAGTCTGATTAACTTAGCTCGCCTGCGTAAAACAGACTTACGCTCGCAGTATGATGAGAGCGAGGTTGAGCTACCATGGACGACCGTGAAATACATAGCGGACAGCCTAACAAAGTATAAAAGCAGATATAATCTGTATGACTTTACAGATATGCTAGATGTGTTTGTGAAAGAGGGCTCTAGCTTCTGCCCCCAACTCGCACTTACTTTTATAGATGAAGCGCAGGACTTGTCACCTTTGCAGTGGGATGTGGCACACGTGTTGGAGCAGCACAGCTCACGGATCTACTGTGCCGGTGACGATGACCAAGCTATTTATCGCTGGGCTGGAGCAGATGTTGAACACTTTATTGGTCTCAACGGTGGCTACGAAGTGCTAGAGCAATCTTATCGGGTGCCTGCATCCGTGCATCCTCTGGCTGAGCGCATAGCTAAACGCATCAACCGCCGCGTCCCAAAGAACTATCTGCCTCGTGAAGAAGAAGGCAAGGTACAACGTATTCCAAGCACCAGCTATGTTGACTTCGATGAGGGCTCTTGGCTGGTATTGGCGCAAGCGGGTTACTTTTTAGAACGAGCAACCCAAGACCTGAAGAGTCGCGGCTATCTGTATGCTGTACGCGGCCGACGGTCTATCTCAGAAAATATTAGCGAGGCCGTGAACGGCTGGGAACAGCTACGCAAAGGCCGTGCTATAACTGGCAAGGCCGCACGGTGCATTTATAATTTTATGTCTGTAGGTGACCGTGTGCGGCGCGGATTTAAAAAACTGCCTGCACTTGATGATGACGAAACAGCAACGCTGGAACAGCTACAGAAAAGCCACGGGCTACTAGCTACTATCGACATGATATGGCACGAGGCTATGGATAAGTTACCCAGTGGCGAGCGAGCGTACATTACGGCCCTGCTACGTCGGGGCGAGAAGTTTAATGCCATACCCCGCATAAACCTGTCCACGATTCACGGATCTAAAGGCGGTGAAGCGGACAACATAGTGTTGTTTACAGATTTATCCCCAGCCGCAGTAAAGGCATCAGAAGTCACGCCTGATGATTTACATCGGGTGTTTTACGTGGGGGTAACCAGAACTAAGCAAAACCTTTACTTAGTTGAACCTGAAGACATGAACCGGAGTTATTGGATATGAAACGCGGTGATATAAGAGAGGATGGCCGCGTGTTTTGGGGCATGAATAAAGGCCGTGAGGAATGGCGTACTCCCGAAGCATTTGCAAAAGCCACGCAAAAAAGCACTGATAACAAAAGACTCAGACGAAATCTTGGTTTGCACTTTGTGCGACAGCATAAGAAGCGTTTAGGATGCACTGATTGCGGCGAAAAAGACCCCGTCGTTTTGGCTCTGCATCACAAGTCAAACAAAAAATTTAATGTTGCTGACAGGGTTGGAGGTAACCAAAAACAGTTAGCTGATGAAATAAACAAATGTGAAGTTCTATGTCATAACTGTCACGCCAAGCGACATCATAAACCTGTTGGCCTTTATTATGATCTACCTGTTTTAAAAATGATTACTCAATTTAGGAAAGAATTGGGCGTTAAAGAAAAAAAAGTTCCTCATTACGCTGAAAAAGACGAAATTAATTTCGAGCAGGAATGGGATGATTGGGATTCAACTATTTCTAATATTCCTAATAAACCAACATACCCAGAAGAGTGGGACGTGTAACATGAACCGTAAAGAAATACTTCTTAAAGCAGAGAGCTTAGTCAACGGCCCACGGGCCAAAGAATATGGCGATGCCCATGAAAACCATGCCCGTATCGCGCGGATGTGGTCTGTGCTTTTGGATACCGACGTTTCGGTAGAACAGGTGTATCAGTGCATGATAGCCGTCAAGCTCTGCCGGTTGATAGAAACACCGGAACACGAGGATAGCTGGGTAGACATCTGTGGCTACGGGGCTTTGGGTGGAGAGGACTAATGGTGCGCTTCATTCGTATAGAAATGCTGCAACACTATATAAAAAACGGTTGGACTGTTATAGTGCAGGGCACAGAAATGGCGGCAGTTAGGAAAAGTTATGGCGTTACAAATGACAATGTTCACCCCGAAGAGTGAGTGGGTTCCGCCTGCTGAGCTACCAGACATCTTTGAAGCCAAGCAGATAGCCATAGATGTAGAGACACGAGACCCTAACATTAAGACCAACGGGCCCGGATGGCCAACCGGTGACGGCGAAGTTGTAGGCTATGCCATAGCTGTTGCTGACTGGGCAGGCTACGTACCTATCCGGCATCTAGGTGGCGGCAACTTAGACGAGCGCATAGTTAACAACTGGCTAAAAAAAGTATTCGCGTCACCGGCAGATAAGATTATGCACAACGCACAGTATGATGCGGGCTGGATACGGCAGATGGGCTTTACCATCAACGGTCGCATCATTGACACGATGCTAATCGCCTCACTGTTAGATGAAAACAGGTACAGCTTTAGCCTGAACAACCTTTGTTACGATTTGTTAGGAAAAGTGAAGTCAGAGAAGACTTTGCAAGAAGCCGCGAGAGAGTTTGGTCTCGACCCAAAGGCTGACCTTTGGAAGATGCCTGCTATGTATGTCGGGCCCTACGCACAAAATGACGCTGAAATTACGTTAGAACTTTGGAACCACCTGTCTACACAACTAACAAAAGAAGAGTTATGGCCCATAGCCAACCTTGAGCTCGACCTGTTGCCCTGCTTGATAGATATGACATGGCGCGGGGTACGGGTAGACCAAGACCGCGTAGAGCGCACCAGAAACCATCTGGTTAAAAAAGAAAAGGAAGTGCTTGATAAAATCCAGCATATAGCGGGTGGACAGGTAGAGCTATGGGCGGCCGCATCTATAGCTCAGGCTTTTGATAAGTTAGATATCCCCTATCCAAAGACAGAAAAAGGTGCGCCATCTTTTACAAAAGCATTTCTGTCAGAACATCCGCACGAATTAGCACAATATATTGTGCAAGCACGTAACCTGAACAAGACCAGTGGCACGTTCATCAACACGATTATGAAGCACTGCCACAGTGATGGCCGGATACATAGCCACATCAACCAGATACGTTCTGACGATGGCGGTACAGTGTCGGGCCGCATATCTATGAACAACCCTAACTTACAGCAAATTCCTGCCCGTGACCCAGAACTGGGGCCTATGATACGTAGCCTATTCCTGCCTGAAGAAGGCGACCAGTGGGCGGCTATAGACTTCTCGCAACAGGAACCACGGATCTTGGTTCATTATGCCTATGTGTACGGTAAATCACGAGGCCAGCAGATGGCAGGGGTAGAAGAGTTTGTAGATAGCTACCGCAATGACCCAGATATGGATTTCCACACCATGGTAGCAGATATGGCTAAGATTGCTCGTAAGCAGGCCAAGACAATTAATCTTGGAATGATGTATGGCATGGGCGTGAACAAGCTGTCCGACCAACTAGATATTGATGTTGAAGAAGCAAAAGTTCTTGTTAAACAATACCATGAACGTGTCCCGTTTGTTAAAGGGTTGATGAACGGCGTACAAAACAGGCTGAATGACCGCGGATCAAGCGGCTCTATCCGTTCCATACTGGGCAGAAAGTGCCGGTTTGACCTTTGGGAGCCGGACACTTTTGCGATGAACAAAGCCCTGCCTTATAAAGAAGCTGTTCAAGAATATGGCGAAACTACCAGATTGAAGCGAGCTTACACGTACAAAGCTTTGAACAGGCTTATCCAAGCGTCTGCCGCAGATATGACTAAGCAGGCCATGGTAAACTTGTACAAAGAAGGGTATTTGCCTCTGATACAGATACACGACGAGGTAGCCATGTCCTTGAAAACTAAAGAAGAAGCAGAGACAGTTGCTAAAATTATGGAAAATGCTGTACCGTTGGAGATACCCAGCAAGTGCGATATTGAGATAGGGCCGAGCTGGGGAGAGGCTGAGTGAGAGTCTCGCATATATCCTCCCTTTAACTAGCTCCGTTACGGCGGAGCTTTTTTTGCTTGCCTTTTACTATACAATCTCATATAATCCTTTATAGATAGAGGGTGAACCCTACTCGCGCGAATCCTTGGGATAGCTACGGCTGTATCGCTAAGGACAATCCTGAAGTCCCAGTAGCCCTTTATCTGCCTTTAGATCTGAGAGGTAATGATGGATATAACTAAATGGAAATCTGTTCTTGTGCCGATTGAGGTGTACGAAGAGATTAAACGGCTCGCCAAAAGAGAAGGGCGAACAATAAGCGGTCAGCTCCGAATTATGTGGGAGCACTGGCGCAAAACTCATTCTTGAGAGGATATCATGTTAAAATCAATATTACATTTATTTTTTCCTCAATGTTTCCCTAAAGAAGAAAAGGAAAAAACTGTTAAAAAACGTGGACGACCAACAAAGAAAAAAGCTACGATAAAAGCTAAGAGACCTGTGGGCAGACCGAAGAAAAAGAAAAATGCTTAGAGGGATAACGAAATGTTGTAAGTGTGATAAAAAAGCACAAGCGGCAGATGAAAACATGGCTTACTGTGCTAAGCACTGGTTTGATTATGTTATCATGGGAGATCCATTTGGAAGAATGCCCTCGTTGTTTAGCTCAAATACAGCCAGTGAGCGTACATGGCCACGTGCAGTGCCCAGTGTGTCGGCTCTACATCGTAGAGTGCTGTAACGGGGAGCGAGATGAAGTGCCCCAAATGCAAGACCAAAAAGACACAGGTGTACAACAGCCGACCTCACGCTGGGACGGTTCACCGCTTTAGGTCTTGCGACTGCGGCCATAAATTTAAAACACATGAGGTTGTTTTAGATAAACCGGCAAAGGTTGTGCGGTTGAAGGCTGTTAAGAAAAAAGTAAAAAAACAAAAAGTTAACATAGACCTTATGTCCGATGATGAACTCATGGATGCTTTAGCGAGCGGTAGAATTACCCCAGATATGTTAGACTAAAAAAACACTTGCTTTTTACCTCATAATGTCTTATATAGAAAACACAGTCATTGGCAATGATGGTTGTAATTCCCGTAGTAAAGCCCTCTGATGATCCAACCATCAGGGGGCTTTTTCTTTGCTTGACATATGGGATGTTATAAGATATATAGAGAAGACAATCGTAACTACGGGAGATTGAAATGAAGTTTAGTGCAAAACATTCTGTAAAACGACTTGTTGCCTATGCATCAGGTAACACTAATCAATATGATGACATGGTGCGAACATCCGGTGACGCTAACCCCGTTCTTTGCGTTATAAATCACGATGATCTTTTAAATATCGAAGACGAAATACGCAGTGCGTATGAAGCCGGATATCAAGAAGCTAACAAAAACGCAGAGCCAGCAATGACCGCTTTGGATGCACCTGTGATGAGGAGGACAACAATGCCAAAGTTTAAAGTAACCGCCACGATGGATGTGGCATATGAACTAGTTGTTGAAGCACCAAATGCTGATACAGCTTGGCAGATTGCGAAAGATGCAGACGATATCTCGCAGTGGGTCAAAGCAGATGATGGTCACGAGTGGACTATGGAAAATGTACACCCTGTAAGTGAAGTGGAGATGAAAGATGAGTGAGTGGATATTTATTGGTGACCAAAAACCCAAAGACGGGCAGAAGGTCTGGTATTTTTTTCATCACGACGCCTTTGACTTTACGGTTCTTGAGCGTGGCGTTTATGAGCGTCATGAGGAAATTGGCGTTAATCAAAATGAAGACGGCAGCTACGTTGACGGCTGGCCGTATGAAAAGATTGACGGCACCACGGGCGTGACTGAAAACGGTAAAGCCCCTGACGCAAAAATATGGGTGCATGATGTATTTGGAAACGACACCGGTTGGCTGACGGATGACGTAACGCACTGGATGCCGGATACGGGTCAAGATAAACCGGAGAAGCCACAATGAATGAGCTAATCAGTTCAGATTTTCTTAACGGCGCGAGAGAAGCTCGTGCTCAAGTAGCCAACGGCGATATCTATGATGTCGATAATGCGTTGTATTTGTTTAAGATAGATCCCGCCGATAACGAATTTCAACGCGGGTTTGAAAGCTATCTTCGGGTTTTTTTAAAAGGAAAAAGATGATGCCAATGAAGAAAGATGAAATATATGACCTGTCTAAAAGCATAGACTTCACGGAAGCTCTGGGCGATGTTAACATGTGTGTGCAGTTATATGCGTCTCGTATTGCCGCTGAAGGCGAGCACAGCCGGGAAGCTGTAGCCCGCGCAAAACGGGTCTTGGCCTCGTGGGAAAGGATTAAACGCGGATGAGTGTAGAAGATTATGACAGAGCTGGTGAAGAGCTTAACAATCTTATCGAACAGCTAGAAAAAGAAGGGCTACACGCCGGAGCTATTCTTGGCGGTATGCTTACCACTCTTGTTTTCCGTTTAATTATCAGCTCACCCGACAGCTCAACAGCCATAGGCATGATTACATCGTGCATGGCTAGCGGTGCGCGGATCGCGGCTGACTTTGAAAGCGAGTGTGCAAAAGAAGAAGAGGTCATCCACTAAACGTGTGGATGACGTAAAGGTATCAGAGGCAGGAAAAGTTTTAACCAGCCGATCCCAATATTCCTGTATCTAAAAAGGGGCGGCCATGAGCCGCCCCTAATTTTTAACGCTGCATGTTTTCAATAAACTCTTCATTGCCCTTGTATAAGTCCAGAGCTTCACTGGGAACCTCTGTGGGCTTCATGCCTAACGCCTTGGCCATTGCCTGACGATAACTACGCAAGATACGCTTGTGTGCAATTACAGCCTCATCGTTGCCAGAAAAATTACACTCGTTAAGACAAATCCATTTTATAAACAAATTGGCCTGCTTCTGGTCTTTTGCTTCTAGTTTCATAGTTGTATTCCCTTTCATATTTCACGTGAAACAATAAGCTCTCTTGAGCTTATAAAGTTATATAAGATTTTTCCCATATTATATAGTGGGGTGCGACAATCTGACACACGTATGTTGAGCTGAGAGACATTTTAAGCGTCCGCACATATACTGGCATGAAATGCCGCATTACCAAATTCTTGAGCACAACGGTTGGTGCAAAAATAACCACAATACATTTTATAACTTTCTTCGTCCCACAAAGTTAAAATGTCTCCGTTAAAAGTTTGTTCCCGTCGGATAACTTTTAAGTTTCCTGCGTATTCACCATAGTGTCTCTCCCACCAAATTTCAGTGTTCTTTTTTGCTTTCTTGCCGCAGTTAGGACAAAGAACTTGCTTATTAAAAATCATTTTTTATCTCCCATAATAAAATAAACACTTACTCTTATAATATAACATACAATCTTACACCCTATAACTTTCTCCCCTAAAAAAAAGAAAAGGCTCTGTAACCAAGGCTGGAAGCTAAAAATGCGATGAGCACGGCCCGTGGTACTTACCCACCGGAAAACACCTGAAGCCACTGTATGGGCTTCTATGGGCGATTATGGGAGTTTAACTTAAATTAGGTTAATACTCATTATGAGTAATTTTACGAGAATAATTTTTTTCTTATTTTGTCGCATATGGTATAAGATATGTCGCATATAGGATACAAGTATTCTAAGTATCTGTTATTATTATATAATAAGGGGATTACCTGTTGGAGGTGTCCCAATACCCAAAGTGGGTATCGCTATTTGAAACTGTTAATAACTACGGGAGGGTCTTATGACCAATCTTCGCATTAAGCCTGTCAACCACGGTTCATCCAAGCGGGATAAAAACCGCTACTGTGGGCCAGCCGTAATCAGCGCAATCACCGGCATCACAACCGGCGAGGCCGCTGCCCAGCTTCGGGCATTTAGTAACCGCCGCATGATTACCGGCACTGGCACTTGGGAAGTGCAAAATATCCTACTTAAAAACGGTATCCGAATGAGAGATGCCCGACTTTATTGGGATGTTAAATTCAACCGCACTGACGGCGTCACCTTGGCGGGCTGGCTGAAGGCTTCTGTCAAAGACAGGAATGCCAAACGGGTGTTCCTCATCGTGGCAGGCTGGCATTGGCAATTAGTGCAGGGCAGACGTTATGTCTGTGGCCGCACTAAAGAAATTGTCAGCATCCGTGATAAACGGGTGAAGCGCAGAGCACGAGTGGCAGAGGTTTACGAGCTACACGCAAAGTAGCTTTAACCTTTGACCGCGGAACACGGGGCAGTCTTCGGATTGCCCCGTTTTATTTTGCGTTATTCCTATATAGGGGAAAAAATAAAAAAAATATTTTTTGAAAAAAAAATGACGGTACCGACGGTACCGACGGTACTCTTTTCTAAAACCGTTGATATACAACAAACACAGAAGGTTTTAAAGGTACCACCAAGGGGAACACCATTAATTTAGAGGTGGTACCTTTTACAAGAAAAAAATCAAAATCGGCCTTAGTGCGTCAAATTTTGAAAAAAAATATTTTTTGAATTTTCCCCTATATAGTATATACCGAAATAAGGAAGTTGACCTTTTTAACTAAGGATTTATTTATGGCAAAGATTGAGACCCGTGGTCGGAAGAAAGCAACAGCCGCCCAGCCTTTAACAAGAAAGCAGGAACTTTTTGTAAAAGAGCTTGTCAGCAAAGACGGCCAGATAACTTTGAGAGAGGCGGCCATCAACGCTGGATACTCTGCCACCTCTGCCCACACGAGAGCATATGAGTTAACCAACCCTGCTATATCACCTCATGTCGTTCATGCCATTCAATCCTATCGAAACGAACTGGACGCTAAGTACGGGATAACTTACTTGCGTCACATCCGTGACCTACAAAACATCCGTGACCTTGCCCTGCAAAACGGGGCTTACTCTGCGGCTGTGCAGGCTGAGTATCGAAGAGGTCAGGCACAGGGTGACATCTATGTAAATAAATCTGAGATTAGACACGGGTCTATCGACAGCATGAATAAAGATGAGGTCTTGAAAGCACTGGAAGAAATTAAGGATAGTTATGCCCCGATTACAATCGACATTACCCCAGAAGAAAATGCCAGCAATCGCGACAAAGCGAGAGGGCGGCTTTTACAAACAAGTAAAGGAAGCAGCGCAGAGGTCAACGAGGAAGTTATCTCTGACGAGGATTGAAAACTGGGTAGGCGCAGGCATACCAGATATTGTTATATGTGACGAGACCGGCTCATTTCATTTTGTTGAATTAAAATTTTGCACCGGCAATCGTGTTGAGTTGCGTCCCTCTCAGGTGGCGTGGCTTACCAAACATCAGCATGGGTCATGCTGGGTTTTAATTAAGCGGCAGACCAAGCCAACAGAACCGGCTGAATGCCTATTATATCCTGCCAGCGCGGCAGTTGATTTAAAAATGTACGGCATCACTAAGGTAGAACCCCTGTTTAGGTGTGAGCAACCCTTTGCGTGGGACACGCTTTTTAGCTTGACCTGTCCGACATAATCGCATATATATGGGGGTATCGTTCACAAACTACGGGAGTTAAAACGATGATTAGATACTTGGTTGAATTTGCAGAAATCTATGAAACAAATGTTGAAGGCGATGCATTAGAGGCTCTGTCCTTGTATGTGTATGCGTATAGTGAGCAACAAGTTCGTGACATGTTTAAAACCTATGATTTGGTCAGTGTAATTCCAAACGGAGTTTAGAATATGGAGAGGAGTTAAAACGATGCAAAAATGGACACATGATTTTAATTTCGTGTTCACCGTTAACACGCACCAATCTGACCCAGATGAAATTTCACCAGAAAAAATTGCTAATGCCCTATTAGAGACTATCCAAAATATGGATAGGCAGGAAATGTTTGAGCGGTCAGAATGTTACAATTCTTTTGTTGAGGAGCTTGGCAATGAGAACGACTGAAAATTCATATTGGAACGGCACTGGCCGTTTCCAGAAACAAGCTGAAGCTTTACACGAGATAATTGATGAAAAAATGATTATGACCGGCCCGTGGCAGGGGCGGTTACCGTCTGTTCAAAAGGGCGGGGAAAATTACTATCTTGAACGGTTTCGCCGTATGCAAAACGCATACTATCGTTTGCATAACGACGGCGATAATAATTCCGTCTTTTCTGACATTCAGGGGTTGAAAGAACGCAACCCCAACGCAACATGGTCAAGCCGTTATGGGTTGGCCGATTGCTTTTTAGATGAACGCATACAGTTGGCATGGCAAGAACAGCGTAACAGCGAGGCGTTCATGTTAAAAGGATTGCGCCAGTTGATTGATTATAACTGGAGCAATGAACAGCAACACTATTTTGAAGAGGGCGAACCCGCCAACCATATCTTCCCAGTGTTGCAACAATTAAACCATTATCTGGAAACAAGGGAGAATAAACCAGCATGATATTATTCAGTCTTATCGGCCGCCTGCTTTATGGCAAAGATTATGAAGAATTAAGCCGCAGGGCAAACAGTAAACCAACCCGCCGCAGGCGCAGATAAACAAAGCCCCGCTAGTCACCGCTGGCGGG